CAAGTTGTCTTACAATCTCTTCAAGTTTTTTAGCCTCAAGTTCAGGAACCATCGACAATTTTTCTTTATAAACGGTCATCAACTCTTCAATGAATTTAACCCGCTCATCAAAGAATTGTTTTAATCGTTTAGGATCTTCGGTTGCAAGTATCTTAGAAAAATCTAAACGACTAAGTTCTTGTCCAAGTTCCTTTAATCGCAGTATATTTGCTTCAAATGTTGTCTCTTTATCAAACAATCCACCTGTTTTGACTAAATCAACTGCCGCTTTACCACCGATTTCTAAATCTTTCTTCTCCAATAGTCTACGAGCCTTAGACGCTTCTTTAGTAATATCTATTTTCTTAACTTCAACTTTGGTATGTTCTTTAAGTTCTTCTTGAGCTTTTTCTTGAGCCTGTTTGAGATCAAGTTTGTGTTCTTTCTGTGCTTCAAGTGCTCGGTCTAAGGCTTCTCTATTTGCTTGGGTACGTGGTTTTCGCCTTAAAGCATCAATCTTAGCAATATCAGATGCTTCCTGTCTTCCACGTTTCTCTGTAGCCTCTCTAAGTGCTATTTCAGCTGTATGTCTAGCTTTTGCATTTGTTATATTCTTTTTATCAATATCATTTTGTAGTCTGGCTATTTCTTTAAGTGTTCCAAGTAATTGACTACGTAAATCCTTTAGTTGATCGATATTTTCAACACCTGATACTTCTTTATTAAGGCGTTTTAATTCAGATTGTAAAAATTCAAGTTTCTTTGCTGGATCTTCACCAATCTCTTGAACTTTTAAATCCCTGTTGAAATTTTCAAAATCCTTTTTAGTGGATTGTATAAAAGCACGGGCATCATTAATAACTCTGACAACATCATTAATACTCTTGTGGACTTCGCCTAGTTGTTCACGAAGATTGGAAGTCATAAAACCAATAGATTCATCTATGATTTTAGCAACATCTTTTGCGCCTTCTTTAGCAACTTCGATATTTGCATTGATTCTTGCTAAACCTTCACCAATCTTAACATTAAGCATTGTAAAAGTATCCGTAAGAAGTGTTTTTACAGGTTGAACTGTCGCCGTAAATAATCCTTCTAATTCTTTCTTACGTTCAGCAGTATCCGTTCTAAATTTCTCCATAGCTGCCGCTTGTTTTTCATTCCAAGCATCCCAGGCTCTAACACCAAGCATTACGGCTTCAACTAGTGCAAAAATGGCTAATGATGCTCTGAATGCTCTTGCCGAAAGTGCAGCTTGTTGCATGGCAGCTTCAGTTAATACGACTTCTTTTCTAAACATATTGATTCTAACAATCGCAATAAGAATAGCAGCCGGTATTGCTGTAGCAATAAATGTCATAGTAGTTTTAATAACATTTGCTAAACCCCCAAATGATTGAGTTGTCTCGGCCAATGTCTTTAGTATATTAGTTCCAAAGTCGAGTCTAAAATAATTTTTAACCTTTTCCATTTCCTTTTGAATAGTTCTGGCATTGGTCTCCATGACTATTTTGAATGCTTCATTAGCTTCTGTAGAAGCATTTGCTAACCGAGTCATAGATTCAGCATAGGCTCTATGTCCAGCACTTGTTAAGTTAAGTGCAGCCAATAATCCTCGTATATTTCTAATTTCTTCAGAAATAGATTTTCCACTGGCATCGGCGTGCTGTCTTAATAAATCAAGAACGCCAATAAATCCATACATTTTAACTGCAGCCTCGCCAGAAGCAGCACCAATACCCGTCAAGAATTTCTTCATATCCTGTGACGGTTTAATAAGTTGACTAATGACACCGCGGATTTGTGTCATGGCTTGGGAAGATGTGAAACCAGAAATAGTAAGGGCATTAAGTGCTGATAACAATTCATTAAGTGATAATCCAGCTTCTTTACCAATAACAGTAATACCCCCCAATGAATTCGCTATCTCTTCCAAACGGAAACGACCTAAATTAACAGATACGAACAATCTATCAGATATTTCTCTTGCTGTTCCTGCTTCTTTTCCGTAAGCATTCATTACACTAGAAAGAGCATCTACAGCTTCACTATTTTTTGAAACAGTTATACTCGCCAATCGTGCGGCCTCAGTAACAAAATCAAAAACTTTAGCACCTTTAGCAATTTGATTTGACAGTGTTTGATAGGCTGCCTCAGCAGTATCTAGTATATCAATACCCATACTTTCAGAAATCTTACGGAGTCCACCTGCCCACGCCTCAGAAGATAATGCAGCATCTTGGGATATAGTTCGGATTTCAGCAATCCTTGTCTGAAATTCCATTGCATCTTTGACACCCTGTTTAAGGGCTTGAGACAACTGACTGATTGCTTGATGCAATAGTTGAATAGTAAGCAATCTTGCAAATGACTGCCAAGTTATTAGATAATTTTGTGTTGCCTGTTGATTCTGTTCAATGGCTTTTTTGTCACGGTCCGCAGATGCAATAAGTGCTGCCGAGGTTCTAGCATAAATATCTCTTGCAGTGGCTCCTCTTGCTTCCTCGGCGGCCATCGTTGCAAGTATTTGTTTCTGAATAAGAGGATGAACATTTGAATATGCAAGAGCACCAACTCTTGCCATATTCCATGCACGAACAATCTGTGTAGCAGATGTATTATGTGCTGCGGTAAGTTCTTGTAACTTGCGCAACTGAAGATTATAATTAATCTGCTCATCCTGCGTCGTTCTATCGGCCATAGCACCTGTTGGTGCCAATGTTCTAATCATGCCAACGCCAACTTGTGCAGATGATTTTGCTAATACCTGTGATTTATTTAATGCCTCTTGAGCAAGACGTTGACGTTCGAGTGCAGCAGTTGTATTTGTTATAGTAGTTTTAACTGTACCTTGTGTAAGATTAAATTCTTTTTGAAGTTTTATACCATCAGATACGGTTGAATTATATTTTAAAAATTGATTATTTTGAGCATCAATAGTAGTTGTTACTTTATCTAATTGACCTTGTACCTGCACCTGTACTTGTACTAATTTTCCAAGTATATCAACAAATCTGCGTATTTCGGTTAAAACTTGAGATAAATCTGCACTTGACGTATAAACATCATTAGGCATCAGTACACCTTTGTTGTTAGAGGTACAAAGTATTCACTAAATTTTGGATACATCTCATTACCATAAAGATTTAGATAATCATTCATGGCTTGTCTACCGGCCTCAAGACTTTCCCATGCAATACCCGGTCTAAAATTACCAACTTCATGCATCAAATACTGATAAACTGCTATCTCAAAACTAAAAGTTAATATGGGTCTGTGCGCTTTACCGTAATGAATCTCTGAACATTTTTCTCCCGCCATTTCGCCCAATAATTGATTCTTCCAAGCAGAAGCATAACCACCCTGTGTTCCAGAAGAAAATTGAGCATCAGATCGTTTAGGGGAAGCAGGAGGGATTTTGCCAAGAGCCTTCACTTTGCGAGCAGTCGCAAACAATGAAGCATAAGACATTGCTGTATCTTGATGACTGGAAACAACATTAGCAACTGCTTGAATGTAAGCAGAAATAGCACCATTCCAAACTCTTACAGAGCGATCATGCAATGCTTTTGTAAAGAGTCCCATATCAGGTCTATTGATATTGGCACTGATCTGTAGTATAGCACCCATTATAGAATCCTTGGGAGGCAACCCGAAGGTTGCCTCCCTTTCGGATTATGTTAATCGTGACCCAAGCATAGCTTCAAGCATATTGGAGGATGTCTCCGCATCTTCAATATCGCGAATATGATTGTAAGCTATGATTAATGCTTGAGTCATAACATCATTGTCATCCCATTTATCTTTTACATCTTTTGGTCGTATTCGTAAGCGTTCGCATGCTTTCCATTCAGCATACAACTCAGTACGATATTTAGGAAGAATCGTCTTCCTTACTGAGCCGCTTGACCAGCTAAAAAACGTTTTGTGGCCTCCTCAATCTTATCTTGAGTAAGTCCACAAGCAGTAATCAATATGTCGAATAGATGCGTCAGTTCTATTGGAGATAATCCGCAAGTCTCCAATTCCTTGCCAAAGTTTTTCCACGTCTCCGAATCTGATGGATTTATTGAATCCCATGTCAAACCTTCTGTTGCACCAAGTGATTGCAACAACATCCAATTAGATCGCTTATCAGCCCAATCAGAAATAGCCTTTTTGTATTTAGGATCTTCAACATCCTCGATACGAATATTGCCTGGTTTCAACATTTCAGGAGCTTTAGGACGCGGACAAAGTTTATCAAAGTCTTCAAAACTTGTTACAGGTTTCGCCCTAAATACCAAATCACCGTCGGGTCTTGGAAAAACTATTGTTTCAACACCCTGTTTAGTAATTTCTTTTCCATTTATCTTCATTTTATATCTCCTTCCCCATTTACCCGATGGGTGCGGTAATTACGGGGACGCCCCATAATCGGGGCGTCCCCATAAAATTACGGACTCGTCTGCGGCGCGCGAACAACGCTCGCCTGCGTTATGTTACACTTCCCTGTCACACTCACTGTACCAGCCTTCATGTCATGATCCAATTTCTCATAACGGAAGTCTGCCAATGTGATTGTCTCCTTGTCGCCGCAAGATTTCGGCGTTGGCGCATAGACAATAATTAGATCTATGGCATAAGGACGGCATGCATCTGCATCAGATGATACCCAATCATTAGCATTACCAATTCTCTTGAGTGCTTCCTCAACAGATGGAACGGCTCCAGATGTTGACGAACCACGAAGGTATTCCCACGTAAAGTCCAACTTTACGTCCACAGGAACTTCATCCCCTTCACGAACTTCATCCAACTGTCCCCGATCCAATGTGTATTGGATATTTCTACTCTCTGAATAGGTCAGGTTACCTTCGCCGATTTTCACATCAAGGGTATGACCACCACCGTCTGCGAGGGTGATTGTACAATCCTTGAGATCGATCTGCGCGAAGATTGGAACCCAAACCTTTATCCCATTTCTCTTCATCGCTTAATCTCCTGTTACAAACGTTTCGTAATGACCTTCGACTGTAGCCTGCAATAATTTACACTGTTTATCGATCTGACCAAAATGAAATATATCAAGATGTTGACGTTTACGCGTATCTTGCATTAGATGCGCGCATGCCCACAATTCTTGATCATCATCAGGGCCATCTCCATACTTAAACAATACTATATCCGAAAATGCGGCAGCAACAATGCCCACATTTTGATGGATACGGTGATAATTATTATCATCTATAGTGGACTGTACTAAGATATTGATTTCAAAATATAATCTCCAGTATTTACGGCTTATCTCA